GAATGCAGCCGGCGGATCTATATTCAATTCAGGATCTAATGCGATATCAGGAAGAAAGACAAAGCTAAAGGTCAGTGAGGTCTTTCACTTCGGACCCCAGGCAGCGTATAGATTTTTTGATACAACATCAGCTATAAACTATCTAAATAATGAATTTTCATTTGAATCGTTTACGCCAGAGACAATATTTTATGTTCTACCTGTATTCGAAGATATTCTAAGAGCCGGACAGCTTGATATATCAAACAGGGTAAGACGATCAAACTATTCATATAAGATAATTGGAACAAAAATACGAATATTCCCAATGCCAACTGATAATTCTCCAAAAAAGCTGTTTATAAGAGTGCAATATCACCCTGACCCATTAAATCCCGCATACAAAGATGACACAATACACGGCGTGTCAAATTTATCTAATGTTCCATTCGGAAATTTAATCTATGATAGAATAAACAGCATTGGAAGGCAGTGGATTAGACAGTATGCATTATCTCTAAGCAGAGAGGGCTTGGGCTTAATAAGATCGAAGTTTAGTAATGTCCCTATTCCAAACGCACAATTGCAGCTAAACGGAACTGACCTAGTGTCACAGGGAAGAGAAGATAAGACTAATTTAATGACACAGCTAAAAGAGATGCTAGACACATTAACATACGATAAGCTTATTGAGACATCTGCTGCACGAGCTGAGGCAATTAATAAACAGTTAAAATTTGTTCCGATGCCCAACGGTCTCGCAATATTCATGGGGTAAGACGTGTCAAGACTTTTTATAACAAAAAGAGAAGTAGACTTTATAAATGACATTGGAAAAGAGATTCTAAAAGATGTCATTGGACAAAAGATATTCTTTTACCCGATCTCTGAGACAAAGTCTAATGTTCATGACATATATGAAGAAGCGCCAGATAAGGTATTTGATAATCCCGTAGAAGTCGAAGCACTTGTAAAATATGACCCACAAGAGATAAGAACGAATCAGTTTGGAAGTGAAGAATACTATTCAATCGAGGTGTATGTTCAAAAAAGAGATATGATAGACAAGGGAATCATTATGCAAGAGGGTGATTTCTTCAGTTATGGCGCTGTATTTTTTGAGGTAATTCAGGCGCCTGACAGTGACACGATATACGGAGAGATAGAGTACAAGTCATTCGTCACAATAAAGGGCAAGCAGGCAAGAAAAGGACAGTTCAATTCAAAGTTATTTGGACCGTATGGCGAAGAATATACTGATGATGATGCTGTTCAAAAGACATTTGTTCAGCAGAGGGGCAATTCAGAAAATAGATTAGGAGCTACAGGAGATGTCAGAGCGTTAAGAGAGAGTGGAGTACTAGATGATCCCATATCTGGTCCGCAAGAGGTATCAGACAGGGCCCAGGGCCCAGGATCATCATTCTATGATGAGTAATAGGAAGAAATAAGATGATAAAAAAATATAGCGGAATAGACCCTAAATTTGAAGGAGAGAATATTCCTGATGATTTTTCAATAGCGCCCTGTGGGATAGAGGATATGGATAGAGCATTATTCAACCTCTTTGATGAAAGACTAAAGTTTTCTATAAACGTAAACAATAAGCCAAAGAAGGTACCTGTAGTATTTGCAACAGGAGAAAGATTTGCGCTTACAAGAAGAAAGCCCCCAATAAGAGACTCAAATAATGCACTAATTCTCCCCATTATATCGATAAGAAGAAAGAATATAGATTTTGCACCCAATCCTGGAAACTATGGTACACCAATAGCAACAAGAGACCAAGAAGCATACACTATCAAAAGAAGGCTTAGCAAAAATGATAGAGGATATCAAAATATAATAAACAAGCTAAGATTAAAAAATCAAGACAATGTTGCATCACGACCAGCATTTTCACAAAATGATATATTTCCAGGAAATGTTGCAAAATCAGGAAGAATAGCGTCGAGAAGAAATACAAGAAATTTATCATTTTTTGATGATCCGACTGGGAATCTATTGAGAAATGATCTGACAAATAACATATTTGAGATCATAACGATTCCGTATCCTGAGTTCATACTTTGCAACTATGAGATAACATTCTGGACACAATATACAATACATATGAATCAGATTATAGAATCTCTAATAGTTCAATTTGATGGGCAAGAAAAAGGATTCAAGATAAAAACAAACTCTGGATATGAGTTTGTTGCATTTTTTGAAGGACAGTTCACATCTCAGGATAACTTTGATAATTTTAGCAATGAAGAGAGAATAATACGATACTCGTTCAACGTAAAAGTTCCAGGATTCATATTGGCACCGAATCACCCAAACTTGCCCAATCCGTTCAGAAGATATCTTTCTGCACCAACAATTGAATTTGGGTATAAGCAGTCTAGAACAAGAGTAATATCTGAAGATAAGTCTGAGATATCTCAAAATAAAATTGATAATTTTATTCTATCAGACGTCGAGGTCCTCAATTCCCACGGCGAATCACCAGCACAGCGAGGCCAGTCAAGCGCAAAGCTGATGGACATTACAATAGATCCCTTTACAGATGAAAAATCACGAAAATATGTAAGGGTATTATCTAGGAATCAGAGAGCAGGAGAAACGGTTTCTTCGTCTCGTATTGTAATTGATTTAGAAACTGTTAGTGATATTAAATCTGATTAGACAATTGACGTTTACGACGATAGTTATAACTGCGTGGTAAGTTTTACAAGGAGAAACTGATGGCTGAACAGACCTTCAGATCACCGGGATTTTACGAAAGAGAAATCGACCTCTCCGGAAGAGTCGAAGAAGTCGTTGGAGTTCCCGCGGGAGTTATAGGTACCTCAGAAGTAGGACCTGCATTCATTCCAATTACAATAGGCTCTATTGGCGATTTCGTAAATAGGTTTGGTGAGCTAGATAGAACAAGATTTGGACCGTATGCTGTTAACGAGTTTCTTAAGAACAGGACAGCCCTAACATTTATAAGGGTTCTAGGTGCTGGTGCAAATGATACTTCAACAGATATTGAAGCCACCAGAGCACAGGGAACTGTTAAAAATGCAGGATTCAGTCTTGTCGGCACACTAACACAAACAGATGCCGATGCCGGTCGGGTTCATACACGAGATAAGAGATATCAAGGTGCTCCACAGTTCTTGGTAGCCCGGCATACTGTCAACGCAGACGGGAACCGTGCATACCCGCAGTATTCAGACAACATCAGCTTCAATTCCACAACAGTGGGAGCAGGCTCAGGTTTCACTTCTGAGGTGAATATTGTTAGAGCTATGCTCTTTACTGCAACTGGAACAAAATTCGAGGTTATGGATTTTGATCAGAAGTATTCTGATGTTCAGCCTGTCGCTAGTGCATCAGATCTCTGCAGGGTCGGCACAACTGTTGATACTATGATGTATAAGAGGTTTAAGCTTGTACTATCAAGTAGCACAAATGCAAATTGGAATGATGAGAGCAAGTCTGGAATTAGAATATTTACAGCATCCTTGAATCCATCTGATGATGCTTATGTTGGAAAAATCCTTAACACAAACCCAGCTAGATTCCAGCAAGAAGAGCACCTTCTCTATGCTGATTTTGCAGTAGAAGATGAGATAGCAACAGTATCTATAAACGCAGCTAGATCACACATCAGTGGAACAGTTGCACTATGTACAGGATCTGCAAATACATCATCTAAGTCAGGAATATCTACACTGGCTTTTAGAGATATGTACGGAAGATTTGATACAAGATACAGGGCACCAAAAACATCATACTTCATCTCACAACCATACGGTAATCGTGAGTTTAATTTATTCTATTTTGAGACAATAGCGGACGGTGCAAACGCCAGTGATAAGTACAAAGTCTCTATTAGCACTCTGAGAAAATCAACAAATCCAAAAAGCAAGTTTGGAACATTTACAGTTCTTGTAAGATCATTTGGTGACTCAGATACTGCACCTGAGATACTAGAGCAGTATCCTATGTGTACTCTTGATCCAAATGATGAGGGCTTTGTTTCTAAGAGAATAGGTGATCTAAAGCTAAGATTTGACTTCGATGCTGAGGATAAAAAGGAGCGAAGATTCGTAGTCACTGGAAAGTATCCAAATGTCTCATCGAGAGTAAGAATCGTAATGAGCACAGATATGAATAGAGGAGAAGTGCCAGAAGACGCTATTCCGTTCGGATTCAGAGGTGTACCTGTCTTAAAGACTACTGACACACTAACAGATGAGTCTAAGACAGCCCTGGCATTTGGTGGCTTAACATATGGTGCTGCCAATTCTCGAAGAATGGGAAGCAAGTTTCCCAAGGACTACGACGGCGGCCTTGGATCTAGTGGTTCTATATCTGGTCTATCTGGATCAATTGTTCCGCCAATGCCGCTGAGATACAAGGTAACAAAGGGAAACACTGCAGTGTCTGGTCCACCAGGCTCACCTGGAGATGATGAGATTACAGACAGCAGATTTTTCTGGGGAATCAACACATGTAGAGTTCCACGAACTGGATCACTCAGTCTTTCAGCTCTGAATCCAAATAATTCGTCAGAGGTAAATGAGCTAGTTAGGTCTTTTACAAAATTCGTAGGAATAGAGAATCTTGACGCTGTTGTCACAGGTTCTGGAAAAGATGTATTCAATAATAACAAGTTCACTCTTGCAAATGTTGCTCTCTCAGCTCACAGGACACAGGCTGGAACGTTAAATTCAATCGTCTCAACTGTAACGTCTTACCTCACTGGAACAGCCAAGGAGCACATGCTTGAAACGGTATACATTCGTGATGGTGTTCCTGACTCAAGTGGATATACGGTCGATGACGGCTCATCTAGATACAGATTGACATTGGCAACATTATACTCTGCACTTACGTCTTCAACATACTTCAATAGGTTCACTGATTACGCTAAGTTCACTAACATATTCTACGGCGGTTTTGATGGAAACAACATCCTCGACGTAGATATGTCAAGAATGAATGACAGGGCTACATCTACTGATCTTGGAGGAAAGGCTGCTGGAACTCTTGATATAGGCATAAGCTCTGATGGTACAAGCACAGGTGCTGTAAGCGCTTTCCCGGCTGGAGTGGGAAGATACAATAATGGAATATTCTCATACAAGACAGCAATTGATATAATGACAGATCCATTTGTAACAAGAATAAACATCTTGGCAATTCCTGGAATTAGAGACGCGTTCGTAACAGATCACGCAGCTGACTCCACGAAGGATTATAGCAAGGCGATGTATCTTATGGACATTCCTAACTTTGACGATGACATAACAAGAATCTATGACAATGATGGAAAGAAACCAGATGTAGGATACACGAGAGAGAAGTTCGACTCAAGGGCAGTTGACAACAACTATTCTGCAACATACTTCCCAGATGTTACTATTCATGATAATGTAAATGACATGAAGGTGAAGGTGCCGGCATCAGTTGCTGCAATAGCAGCTCTAGGTTTCAATGATTCTATATCATATCCGTGGTTTGCACCTGCAGGATTTAATAGAGCTGCTTTGTCAATGGTGACAAACACAGCAACAAGATTGAACAAGGCAAATAGAGATGACCTATATGACTCTAGAATAAATCCGATCGCATCTTTTCCAGGTGCTGGATTTGTAATATTTGGCCAGAAGACATTGCAGCAAGCGAGAAGTGCTTTAGATAGAGTTAATGTAAGAAGGATGCTTCTCGAGGTGAAGAGGCTCGTAGTAGGTGTTGCAGAAAAAATTGTCTTCGAGGCAAATACTACTTCTACTAGAGCTAAATTCGTTTCTCAGGTAACGCCACTTCTAGCTCTTGTTCAGAGTCAACAGGGGATTGAGAAATTCTCTGTTGTAATGGATACCTCTAACAATACACAAGAGGACATAGAGAATAATAGACTAAATGGTAGAATCGTTCTTGTTCCTACAAGAGCTGTAGAATTCATATCAGTTGACTTTATTATCACCAATGCCGGTGTAAGTTTTGAGTAGGGCATATTTATTTATGAAAACTTTTGGAGATGTAAAGCATGGCTGAAACAATATCAAGCCCAGGCGTAACTACGACAGAGATAGATCTTTCTGGTCCGTCTCAAGCACAGCCTTCGGGTATCCCTGCAGGAATCATTGGAACATCCAATGAAGGTCCTGCTTTTGTACCACTGACAGTCGGAACTTTCACAGATTTTATGGTGAGATTCGGAGAGTCAGATGGAGAGAAATTTGGACCTTTGGCCGTTAGTGAGTGGCTAAAGAAAGCACAGTCAT